CCCGNAATCTGCCTAGCGCCAGAAAACCCCCGACTTCCTACCAACGGCTTAGAACGTTTTTTATCACCTGGGGGTTATATGGGTAAGGGGTCAGCAGAAAAACTGACGCAGGCACAAGCTGCGGCGCTGCTAGGGGTATCTACACGACGGGTCAGACAGCGAAGTCAGGAAGAACACCCGCCACCACAAGACGAAACAGGTCAATATCCCTGTGAGGCTTTCGGGAAGTGGTTGCTTGACGACTTTCGCCGGGGCCTGGGGATTGCTGAGGACGGGACAGTCTACGACTACGACATGGAGCGGGCCAGGCTAACGCACCACCAGGCAAACAGTGCGGCGCTTGAAGAGGACGCAAAACGGGGCCGCCTGATCCCGGCAGATCAGGTCAAACAAACATGGTCCGATCTGGTGGCGTCGGCCAGGGCTAAACTGCTTGCCCTGCCTTCTAGGCTGTCGTCGGTTTGTGCTGGCAAGGGGCAAAGCGAAATTGAGATAGAGGCGCGGGCGATTGTGGTCGAGGCGTTGGCGGAGTTGTCGGGATGCAATCAACAGGGGGGGGTATGAGTGTGATTAAAATACTGGAAGGTGGTCGTAGTAATAACGAAATGGCAGACGCCATGCGAAAGATGGCGGCAGAAATGCCAATTTTGATTGAAAATGTAAAAATGCTGGCACAGCTACAAAGGGCCAAATTTGACGCTTTAAAAGACAGCGGATTTACTGACGAGCAGGCTTTAGAGCTATGCAAAAACCTATACTAACGCTTTTAGGATGACCGGGAGGGTGTGGGATGAACAACGAGATGGACGCACTGGATAGGATGGACGAGGACACGGAGGAAACTCCGGTCAATCCGTTGGTTAAATGTTGGCAGATAACGCCGTATCATAACAATCAGGCTGACTCCTGCATTATTCCGATTTGGGGAGAGCAGAGCAACCGTGAAGCACTTGACTATGCAAAAGCTAGATTGGAAGAACAGTGGGACTCCACAGCACATGACGAAACTATTGTTCCCAAAGTCGAAATGAAAATCATTCACATGCACGGTTCTGAAATTGAGGATGCAACAGAAGACATTTAACGAACGAAATAACCGGAGAGCGTAGCGAATCCGGTTGATTGACTGGTTATGTGGCGGAGGTGAAAAGTGGAATTGAAGCTGAAATTATCTGACGAAAAAGACGCGACTATGGGATGGAACTTTGACCCGGCGTGCCTGGAGAAAATCAGGTATGAATACCGGGAACGAAACGGCGACCTGCAAACGGCAGATATTGAGTTTATCGACGATGTTCTGACGATTGTATGGGAAGCCGGGTTACTGGTGGTGGACGAATGAGTATGGAGTATATCCGGAAGCATTACGGAGTGCACGCCAAGCGTGGCGGAAAGGTGAGATTCGCCCCTTATGGGAACCGATACCTGGCGTGCGAGGGGGTAATTGTTGGTTCCAGAGGCGCATACCTTAAAATTAGGATGGGCGACGAAAAACGCGCTGGGATTTATCATCCAACGTGCGATATCGAATACCTGTAAGCCACATAACGGGCACGAGATAACCGGCTGGTTACTAAAGGAGAAGAAAATGGACGAAGAATTTGCAGATAAAATGGCCGATAAAGAAGCTGAAGCAACACCATGTAACCAGTCCGAGTTGATTGAGCCGTTAGATAGCATTACTGTACTCGACAGAATACGTCAAGCCTCAGACAATTTCGAGCGCACCACTGGCAAGCGCCCAGTGAGCGTATATCTTGGATATTGCGAATGGGCTGACTTAAAAAATTCCAGCTGGGTGAAGCAACAATACGTTGCAACCCGAGATTGGTTTAAACCGATGGCAGACGGCAAGAGGATTTTTGTAGTAACTGAAGACTCACATCTTGCGGTGGCCTAACGCTGATTAGACACCCGAAAAATCAGGGAAAAACGACATTCAAGGTGCATAATCCTGAAAACTCAGCCGCTACATACTGGAACTGTTGCACCACCAAAAACAAAAGCGACATAAAACCAGGGAAAACCGACATGACCCCAGCACTTGCAAGCATCCTGACCGGCGTCAACGCCATGTGGTCACCCCCGCCTGATCTGACTGTTTCGCAGTGGGCCGACGAATACCGCCGCCTGTCCCCGGAGGCGTCCGCAGAGCCGGGCCGATGGAACACTGACCGCGCACCGTATCAGCGGGGCATAATGGACGCNTTCACCGAGNCNGACATTCANACNGTCGTGGTAATGGCGAGCGCACAGACCGGCAAAAGCGAATTACTGCTGAACATAATCGGATATTTCGCACACCAAGACCCTTCCCCGATGCTGATGCTACAGCCGACCCTGGACATGGCCGAGGGATTCAGCAAAGACCGGATCGCGCCAATGGTGAGAGATACCCCGGCACTTTCCGAGCTGATTGCAGACAGCCGGAGCCGTGACAGTGGAAACACCCTGTTACACAAGAAATTCCCCGGCGGACACATTACCCTTGCAGGGGCCAACAGCCCGGCGTCATTGGCATCCCGTCCCGTCCGGGTGGTGCTGTGTGACGAGGTGGACAGATATCCGGTCAGCGCCGGGGCAGAGGGCGACCCGGTTTCCCTGGCTGTGGCGCGTACGAAAACATTCTGGAACCGCAAAATAATGCTGACCAGCACCCCGACCGTTGCCAATTGCAGCCGGATTGAAAAGGCATGGCTTGAATCTGATCAGCGGAAATACTTCGTGCCCTGCCCCCATTGCGGCGAACGTCAAACCTTTGAATGGGAGCGTATCACTTATGAGGACAACAAGCCGGAAACGGCGGTCTTTGCCTGCATCGGCTGCGGGGCGCTGATCGAAGAGACAGAAAAGCTGTCTATGCTTCGGGCCGGGGAATGGCAGGCAACAGCAACAAGCCGGGGTATTGCCGGGTTTCACCTGAACGAGCTTTATTCGCCGTGGCGGGCATGGGGTGAAGTGGTAAGCGACTTTTTACGCACCACCGGCAAGCCGGAGCTTTACAAAACATGGCTGAATACCAGCATGGGCCTACCTTGGGAAGATCGGGACGGCGAGTTGCTTTCGGCTGATTCGCTGCAAGCCCGGCGGGAGGCATGGCGGGAAAATCTGTTGCCTGCCGAGGTCGTGCTATTGACCGCAGGCGTTGACGTGCAGAACGACCGTTTAGAGGGCGTCTTGCTGGGATGGGCAAACAACGGGCAATGTCTGGTCGTTTCCAGGCGAGTGTTTGAAGGGCCGCCCGCTTTCCGGCAGGTTTGGCAGACCCTTGACGAATGGCTGTTACACAGCAGGCCGACCGAAACAGGCGGGGCGCTGTCCGTGTCCGGAACCTGCATTGACTCCGGCGGCCACAATACGCAAGCGGTTTACGAGTTTTGCGCGGAACGGGCCGGGCGCAACGTCTATGCAATCAAGGGCGTCGGGGGACCGAAACCGATCTGGCCGGACCGCAGCAGTACCAGCAAGAAACACCGAGGCGGGCGGTTGTGGACTATCGGCGTAGATACGATAAAGGACGCATTGCGGGCGCGGATGTCGCTGACAGAGGGGCCGGGGCGGGTCCGTTTCAGTGCCGATCTGTCCCCTGAGTTTTTCTCGCAACTGACCGTCGAACGCCGGGTCATTACCTATGACCGGCGTGGGCGTCCTGTTCGGAATTGGGTCAAGCCGTCCGGGGCGCGTAATGAATCATGGGACTGCACAGTCTACGGCATGGCTGCCCTGGAAGCATTGAAGCGGCTGCGAAGGATCGACGTTTCCAAGATAGCGCCGCCGGTCCCGGCCAGCGCCGAACCGAAACCGGAACAAAGGCGGGAACGGACGGTCGTCAAGAGGTCTTTCGGCAGAGGGTAAAAATTCCTATACAGGAAAACTGCAACGGTCCCCCCTATCGTGTAAGCAACCGAAAAGGGGGCGACCGTGACCGAAGCAGAACAGGCTGCACTGCAAGCCGACATAGACGCCATAAACACGGCAATAACGAATTTTACGAACGGCGACCGCGTTTCAGAGGTTCGTTTTGCTGACCGTATAATCAAATACGCCGAAATCACGTTGCCTGAATTGCAGGCCGAACGCGACCGGCTTTTGTCACGTCTGCCGGGTACGGCAAGCCGCGTTCGTCCCCTGATTTATAGGGGGCTGTGATGGGTACTATCCGCGAATTTGTGGCCCGTGCTTTAGGCATCAACCCCCGCCCGCTGGCACAGTGGAACGCTGGCCGGATTAACCGGGCTTTCGGCAAGCCAGCCAGCAGCGCCGGGCCGAACCTGTCGAACGTCGCATATCTTCCGCTATTACGGGCCAGGGTCCGCGATAGCGTCCGCAATTCCCCCCTCGCAACCCGCGCAATCGACGTGCTGGTTTCCGAAATGATCGGTACCGGCATCGTTCCCTTGCCTATCGCAAAAGGCGACGTCAAAACCGACCTTTCCGGCCTGTGGCAAACATGGGAGGACCACGCCGACTTTGACGGCCGGACGGATATTTACGGCCTGCAAGCCCTGGCAGTCCGGGCCTGGCAGGAATCCGGTGAATGTTTTGTCCGGCTGATTGTGGTCCCCTATGACGGATCAGGCATTGCACCGTTGCGGCTGCAACTGCTTGAAGCTGACATGGTCCCCCTTGCCAACGGCAAAGCGCCGGAAAGCGGCAACGAGATTCTGAACGGTATTGAGTTTGACGCCGCAGGGCAGCGGGTGGCCTATTGGGTTTACAAGAAGCACCCCGGCGACTTTCCGCTTGCTGGCACCGCGTCAAGCATGATCGCGGCATTCAACACCGACAAGATGATCCGCGTCCCGGCGGCTGAAATGCTGCACCTGTTCGAGCCGACCAGACCGGGGCAACTGCGGGGCGTCCCCAAACTGGCCGGGGTACTGCAAACCATTCAGCAGTTGAACGACTACGACGAAGCGACGCTAGAGCGCCAAAAAAACGCCGCCGCGCTGACCTTTTTTATTCGTCGCCCTGCCCCGCTTGACCCCGGAATGGACCCCGTGACCGGGCAAGCAATCGACCCCAATCTTGTGCAGGAATCCACAATCAACCCCGGCAGCGCGTACACCCTGCTACCCGGCGAGGAAATAGAATCACCGGACCTGCCCAGCTTGGGGAACGAGTACGACGCTTTCAAAAAGCACAATCAGCGCAACGTGGCCGCCGCTGTAGGCATCCCCTACGAACTGCTGACGGGCGACTACAGCGACACCAACGACCGGACCGCCCGCGTCGCTTTAGGGGCTTTCCGTCGCAAGCTACAGCAGGAACAGTGGGGCATTGTGGTTCACCAGCTATGCCGCCCGGTATGGTCAAAACTGATTCAGGTTTCAGTGCTGAACGGCCTGACAGGTATCGCGCTGGTTAAGGTCAAGGTTCGCTGGTCCCCGCAGTCGTGGCCCTACATCCAACCCTTGCAAGACATTCAGGCGCAACGGCAGGCAATCGAGGCCGGGCTTGTATCGCGCACCGCCGCAATCATGGAGCGAGGCGACGACCCCGAACAGGTAGACAGAGAGCGGGCCGACGATAAAAAGCGCGAAGAGGCCATGAAGCTGCCCGCGCCGGATCAAGGGGGGCAATGAGTAGCAGTCGTTTCATTCAGGCCGTTCTGGTACGAAGAGGCCGCCGCCTAAAAATAACAGCACAGGAAAGCAACTAGGCTCTGGAATAGCATAGCAAACGAGGGAAGGAGGTTTTTACATGAATATCACGATTCACGATGAAATCGGACAATGGGGGGTCAGTGCGCGGGACGTATTGGCGCAACTGTCCGCTTTTGACGGCCCGGAGGTGAACGTTTCTATTCACTCGCCCGGCGGCGATATGTTCGACGGGATCGCCATTTACAACGCCCTGAAAGCGCACCCGGCAAAGGTGGTCATCACTGTCGAAGGATTGGCCGCAAGCGCCGCGTCGATCGTTGCAATGGCAGGCGATGAAATCCGTATGCCGGACAACGCTTATATGATGATTCACAACCCCTGGGGCGTAGCCGCAGGCGACGCGAATCTGTTTGCCGAGGTCGCAGAACTGTTCGACCGCTACGCCGCCACTTGCGCCGGGATATATGCCAAGCGCACCGGTATGACCGTCGAAGAGGTCCGGGGGATGCTGGACGCCACCACCTATATGGGGGCCACATTTGCCAAGGAAAAGGGCTTTTGTGACGTGGTAGTTGAGCCGGTCGCCAGTATCAAGGCTTTTTCCCGGTTGCCGCAGTGCATGGCTACCGACTGCCCGATCCCGTTTGCCAGCGACGAGCCGCCCGCAGACGAGCCGCCAGCCGATGAACCACCGACAGACGAACCGGCCCCGATTGAGCCGGACCAGAACGACGACCCCGCAGACGAGCCGCCCGCCGGGGATGAACCGCCCGCAGTTGATCCGGTGGCACAGGCCGCCGAAATCGTCGAGCTTTGCCAGCTTGCCGGGCAATCGGCCCGCGCCGCC